AGGCAATGTAGGTATCATCTTTGACAAGTCCATAGATTTGTTAGCAGGGTTAGACTTAGATGATTGCATAGATGATGAAGGTAAGTACAATGAGCAAGCAACAACTGCTTTATCATTGTTCCAGGGCAAAGCATACATAGAGCGTAGCATTAGCGGTCATGGATTGCACTTCATATTCTATGCAGATCTTGGCATTAGCTTTAACGCCAAGCCTATAGAATACTATGAGCAAGGCAGGTATTTCACTTTTAGTGGTGATACAGCTCCAGGATCTACTTCAACGCCTCAATATTGTGGCAAAGAGATTAGGGTCTTTGTTCAACAATACGCCCCTCATAAACTTAGTCCTAAAGTCAAAGCAGATGAACATGGGGAAATCAGTTTAGTATCCCCCACAAAGGTTAAAGAAGCCCTTACTAATATTGATCCCGATTGCAATAGAGGGGATTGGTTTACCGCCGCATGTGCATTGCACTATGAGTTTGAAGGTAATGAAAAAGGCTTTGAACTCTTTCATGAATGGTCTATGCAAGCTAAAGCTAAGTATGAAGGTGAAGCAGATTGCCGCAGAGTATGGGAGTCTTTAGGAGACTATGCAGGAGCACCTATTACTATAGGGTCTTTATTCGAATTAGCTAAGAATAAAGAGTTTAGCCCAGTTTATGAAGATACCGTAATATCAGATAACATTTCTATAAGCAAGAATAAGCCTAAATGGCTTACTCTAAGTGATTTAGACCAAAAGCTTGGCCCTATTGAATGGATGATTCAGGATTACTTTGAAGCCAAAACCATTTCAATTATTTGGGGCGACACTATGGCTTTCAAGTCATTCATAGCTTTAGAGGTGTGTTTCTGCGTGGCAGCGGGCATATCATGGCACGGCCAAGAGGTTAACCAGGGCACAGTACTTTATGTGTGTGGCGAAGGTTCTAATGGTATAGCAAGACGTATTGCTGGCTTAAAGCATAAGTATGACATTACCGAACATGTGCCTTTATATGTATCTTCTGGTAGTAGAGACATTATTGAAGTAGATGCTATTAAAGAAGTAATTAGTTTTGGTAGAAGTTTAGAGACTAAGATTAGCTTAGTCATGATTGATACAGTTAACCGCAACTTTAGCGGGGAAGAGAATTCTTCTAAGGACGTAGCTAAAGCATATAAGCATTTAGATCAAATTAAAGAAGCTTTTGATTGCTCTATTGCTATGGTACACCATTCCGGGAAAAGTGGAACGATCATTAGGGGTTCGGCGGCTTGGGTTCAGAACGTTGATGCTTCTTATGAAGTTAAAAGAACTGGAACAACCTTCTTTACTACTTTCTTGCCTTTAAAAATGAAAGACGCAGCTGTTGGGCATGAGCTTTATTTCCAATTAAAAGAGGTGCATTTAAGAAGGACTTATACCAACCAATTGTCGACGAGTTTGTCGACGTTTTCAACCCTTGTGACAGAAAAAGTAGACGAAATTAGCGTCGACAATCAACGTAGAGAAGCTACTGGAGCAACGATCAATATTTTGAAATGTTTGGAAGAAAAAGGCGTAGCTACAACCACTAAAGAAATACAGCAATACTTTGAAGATAACGGCTATGCCATTGATTCTCTTAGAACTTCTTTAGGCAGAATGACTAAGAAAGGCGAAATCTTAAGAGTGAAGCAAGGGCTATATGAACTGCCACCACTTACTAAATAATATGATTGTCGACGTCGACAATCCACGTTTTGCAGCGTCTACAAATACCCATAATTGTCGAGATTGTCGACGCTGCTCTCTATCTTTAGATAGAGAGCGTCGACAATCGTCTACAATGGGCTGAGAGATAAAGGATGGAAAAGAACTTAAGAAAGATTGATTGTGGTATGATTTCTGCAATCGTTCTTGGTTATCCTTTACCCAAGAAGCTGGATAAACGTAACCAGCACCCAAAAAGGAAATTGGATGAGCAAAAGGTTTGATGACCCTGAGTTCGAGGAGCTTTGCATAAACTTCTGGGAATATGTAAGAGCACATAGATACTTTAGTCCTAGATTGCCTCCTGCCTTTTCTTTTGTGCTTGAATCTGGTTCAGGCAATGCGGATGTGGATTATCCCCTAAACCCTTACTTTCCTGCATTTATTACAGTAATAGACCATTTGGAAGAATTAGAGAGGATTGCTTTCTATTCCGTGTATATATGTTCCTTTTATAGGCATGGTAAGAAGCTACCTATTAAGTCTATAGCTAGCGAAATGGGGATCAATAAGGCTAACTTCTATAAGAAAGCTAACAATGTGGCTAGGAAGTCCTGGCGTAAGGCAAAAGACCTTTCTACATTGAGTAGAAAGATGGTTAAACAAGAAGATATCATAATAGATTAAAATGTATCCCAAACTGGGATACGAAATAGTGAGATACTTTTTTGTCAAAACGATGTACATTTTCGATAAGGTGGCTTAAGTCACGTATGCACCATGGATAAAAGGAAAAAGTTAACACCCCCACAATGGTATGAAATAGAGCAAAGAGTTCTCAATGGGGAATCTCAAAGAGCTTTAGCTAAAGAATTCGGTATGTCTTCCAGGGGTCTTAACAAAGGTGTAGGCGAAAAAGTGAAAAAAATAGCACAAGCAGCTACTAAATTAGCTGATGCACAAAAGGCATTAAATTCCTTACCAATTTCGGGGAAAATTAGTGCTCAAACTTTAGCAGAAAAATTGCTTTCTATAACAGACAATCTTTCTAGCGCAGCAGAGGTAAGTGCTCGAACGGCCCATCGCCTTTCAAAACTCGCTAACGAGAAAGTACAGAATATAACAAGCGATAACCTCGAAGAAGAAGCAGGAAATCTTCGTATGGTTAATGGCTTAACAAACATGGCAAATGAAGCTTCTAAGATTCCTTTAGGGTTATTACAAACCAATAAAGAACAAGTTCAACGACTTAACGAACCCGAACAGGAAAAAGTGAAGACGCTTGATGACTTCTACGCTCGTCGAATTTCCTAATCCTGATCCAACTTTAAATCCTTGCCTTGAGGATTTCTGGCTAACTCCTGCTCGTAACCGCGTTTTATACGGGGGACGAAGCAGTTCTAAGTCTTGGGACGCAGCAGGCTTTGCAATATTCCTTAGTAATAGTTGCAAAATACGTGTGCTTTGCACTAGGCAATTCCAAAGCAAAATTGAAGAATCTGTATATATATTACTTAAAATACAGATCAATAGGTTTAATTTAGGCCACAGATTTAGAATCCTAGAAAATAAGATCATTAACCGCTATACAGGCAGTGAGTTTATTTTCTACGGTTTATGGAGATCAATCGATGAGATCAAATCTCTCGAAGGTATTGATATCCATTGGGCAGAGGAAGCACATTTACTTACTGAAGAGCAATGGGAAATATTAAACCCTACTATTCGTAAGCAAGGATCACAACATTGGATCATTTTTAATCCACGTTTGGTAACAGACTTTGTGTATCGACGTTTTGTAACCAATCCTCCTCCCAATACGATAGTTAGGAAGATCAATTACAATGACAATCCGTTTCTTAGCAACACAATGCGTGCTGAAGTGGAAGCGGCTAAAGCAGAAGATTACGAGAATTACCTGCATGTATATGAAGGCAATCCTAAAAGTGATGACGAAGAATCTGTTATTAAACGCTCTCATGTCATGGCTGCTATTGATGGCCACAATGCTCTTGGTATTCAAATTAGTGGCATACGTAGAATCGGTTTTGACGTTGCAGATGCAGGCGAAGACTATTGCGCCATGGTGGAATCTTATGGTTCACTAAACGTTTGGGCTGATCAATGGAAAGCTAAAGAAGATGAACTTTTAAAGTCTTGCTCCAAAGTGTGGGCTAAAGCAAGAGAATCAAATTCTTTAATCGTTTATGATGCTATCGGCGTAGGTGCTACCTCGGGGGCTAAGTTCAATGAGCTTAATACCTCAAATAAAGTTAGGATTGAGCACCAGAAATTCTTTGCAGGTGGTGCAGTAGCTAAACCGGATTCCCAATATCAGCGATCGGGGATTAAAAATCGGGATTACTTTGCAAACATTAAAGCACAAGCTTGGTGGTTAATAGCAGATCGATTCCGCAATACATATAATGCAGTAAGAAACGGACAATCCTTCAACGATGATGATATGATCTTCATTGATGGCAATATGCCGCATTTGAATCAGTTAATAGACGAACTTACTTCGCCTAAACAAGACTATGATAATGCTGGTAGAGTTAAAGTTGAAGGCAAAAAGGATTTAAGTAAAAGAGACATTGCATCGCCCAACTTGGCCGATGCTTTTATCATGGCTAACTTATCGGGCGAGATGCGCAAACGTTCGTACTTTGGATAACAAAATTTTATGTTGAAATGGCTATTAGGCAAACCAGAAGCTCAAAAAGAACCTGAGCAACCAAAGCCACGTAAAAGCCTGTTCAGCACTCATGAATTTGATATGCTCGATCCTGATAGGATCCGCAATAAAGTAGCTGACGGTCTAAACGCTTTGCAAAGAGAACAACCAGCATTTCATGGCGATTACGCTATGGACGATTCAAGCAACGGCATTGCTAACTTTAAAATGTACGCCAATGGAATCAATACTGTTTCAGACGCGGTTGTTGGTTGGTATGCTACCCAAGGATTTATTGGCGCACAGTTATGCGGCATCATTGCTCAAAATTGGTTAGTTAACAAAGCATGTGCAATGCCTGCTGACGATGCTATCCGTAAAGGATACAACATTGTCACTACTGATGGCGATGAGCTTGATCCTGAAGCAGTAAAGATTCTAAAGTCTTATGACAAGTCATTACGCTTACAATGGAACATGCGTGAGTTTATCCGCAAAGGTAGAATCTTTGGCGTTAGAGTTGCAATGTTTAAAGTTATTTCTACTGATCCAGAATATTACGAAAAGCCTTTTAACATTGATGGCGTCACTCCTGGTTCGTACAAAGGCATTGTGCAAGTTGACCCCTATTGGACTGCACCAATGCTTGACGGAGCAAGTGCAAGTCAGCCAGACACATTGCATTTTTATGAGCCAACCTGGTGGATCATTAACGGTAAAAAGATTCACCGCTCTCATTTAATCATTTTCCGTCATGCTGAACCGGTAGACGTCCTTAAGCCTCAATATATTTATGGCGGTATACCGCTAACACAACAAATCATGGAGCGTGTATACGCTGCTGAACGTACTTCCAATGAAGCACCACAATTAGCTATGTCTAAGCGTACTACTGTTTGGCTTACAGATATGGAAGCAGTCATGGCTAATACCAATGACGCTATAGGTAGATTACAAACTTGGTCTCAGTTTAGAGATAACTACGGTATTAAAATTGGTGATAAAGAAGGCGATGAGTTCAATCAATTTGATACTTCATTAGCAGACTTTGATGCTTTAATCATGACTCAATACCAATTGGTAGCAGCTATTGCTGGTGTACCAGCTACTAAGCTCCTTGGTACTTCCCCTAAAGGCTTTAATGCTACAGGCGAATATGAAGAAGCAAGTTATCATGAGCTATTGGAATCTATTCAAGCTCATGATTTAACCCCATTAGCTGAACGCCATC